CTGGCCCATGACGCGCACGGTGCGGCGCTGCTCGTCAAAGAACTTGGCGACCCGATCGGCGTAGCCCGGGTTCTGGTTGATGTTGAAGAGCCGGTCGTTGGCGGCACGCACATAGTCGTCACGTGCCGTTTGCAGTTTGGCGATTTCGGCATCGATGGCCTTGGGGTCCAACCCCATCGCCTTGCCCGAGCGCAGCATGTCCGTCTTGAACCAGGTTTCGATGTCCTTGCCGACCACCGACAGGCTGTCAAACGGCTGAGCAATGACGCGCTTCAAGAGCACCGCCGACTCGGCGATGAAGGCCAGGCCCGATGCAACGGACTCGAGGAAGGTGATGGTGGCCTCCCGGTTGGCTGTAATGCGCTGCAGCTCATTGCTGAAACTGCCCGTTTCAGTCTGCGCCAGGATGACCTGCTCAGTGAAGTCGGCCAAGATCGGAATGACAGCGGAGCCGATCTGGCGCTGCACGCCTTCGAAGAGGGCCGACAGGCGCGTGAGGTTGTCGTTGAAGACCTCGGATGCACGGGCGACGTCTTCGGACATCACGAGGCCCAGGCGCTGGGCTTCTTCCATCAGCGCCGTAATGCCCTCTCGTCCCTGGTTGAGGAAGGGAATGATGGCCAGACCTTCCTTGCCGAAGAGCTTGACAGCCAGTGCAGCCTTGTCCGCACCATCCGGCATGTCGGCGAATTTTTCGGCCAGGTCGAGCAGCACAGCTTCAGTCGGGCGGATTTGTCCATGCGCATCCGTGGCTGAGACGCCCAAGGCCTTTAGGGCGGCGCTGCCTTCATCGCCATTCACCTGGGTGTCGAACATGGCAACTGACAGTTTCTGTAGCGCCTTGGTCAGTCCTTCGGTGGTGACATCCGACAGCTTGGCCGCGTAGTCCAGCGCGGTGAGCGCTTCTACGGAAACGCCAGTCTTTTGCGAGAGTTTGAAGAACTCGTCGCCGACCCGAGCCACCGGCATGACCAAGGCCGTGATACCCACACCCAAGGCAGCGATGCTGGCGCCCGCAATCAGACCAGCAGGACCGAGTTTGCCCAGGACCGAACCCAACAGACCCAGACGCTCGGTGGCGGCTTCGAGCTGGAATTTGGCGTCATTGGCCGCAGACGACAGCAGTTTCAGGCCCCCAGACGCTGGCGTGGCAGCCGCCTCGATTTTTTTGAGCGAGCGCTCCCCCTTTTCACCAATCTCGGACAGCTCGGCTTTGACCTTGCCGCCGTCGACCACGGACAGGCGGATGGAGAGGTTGCGTTCAGCCATTTGAAATCAGTCGTCGCGTTATTCGTCTTGCTGCAATGTGCTCATCAGACCCGCCTCGACTGCCGGGAAGAGATCGATCGCAGTGGCCTTGTCCAGCCCCGTGCTCTCGCAGGCCAGCATCCAGGCATTAAGATCCAGCCCCACCACCCGGCCCTGCGCCATGCGCAACTGGCTGGCACAGATGTCAATCGCACTGGCGGCTTGCCAGCCTTCCAGACTCTCGGGCGCGTTCATGGTGTACGGGCACTCGGGGCACGGTTCGGGGCAGCTTTGAAGACAGGCGCTGCAATAGCTCGGCCCGCCACCGAAGTGCCATGCGGTGCGGCCCTTCAGGCGTTTTTTTCTGAATCGAGGGCGTAGAGGCCGGCGAGGTATTCGCGCTCGAAGGCATCGGCCAGCAGCCAGTGCTCCATCAGGGCGGCCACACCCTCAGGCGTGACTGCAGCGGGTTTGCCCTTGTCGTCGGCTACACCTTCCCAGGCCAGCACGGCCAGCTTGGCCAGTTCGGTGATGAGCGTGGCGGTGCGTTCACCGGCCGCAGCGGTATCGGTGCCTGCGACTTTGGCGGCGGCATGGCGAGCGGCCATGACCAGCGCGGTGGTGGCGGGACGCACCTGCAGGCGCACGCCGGCGGCCAGCGTGATCCAGTGCGGCTCACGCGGGAGATTGAGTTTGATCATGAGAAACCTCGGTCGGGATATCAGTAAGAAGAAACATCGTTCACCAGTTCGACGGTGAACATGCGCGCCACGCTGGTGGCCTTGGCGGCTTGCCATTCGAAGGTGGCCTGGATCCCGCCGGGTCCGGAGATGGAGAGCTTGGGCTTGGGCAGATAGACCTCGTGGGCGATGAAGGTCAGGCGGTGATCGGCATTGATCTCGTAGCCAAAGGTCAATTCCAACGGGGTGTTGTTCGTAGCGGCATCGATCAGCGTGGTGTCGGCAAAGCGCACTTCCAGATTGCCGGTGAGACTGGCCACCGTCGGATCCGCACCGTCGATCTTGCCGTCGGAACGGATGGTCTCAATGCGCTCCAGGTTGTTGGCATAGGTCAGCTGCGCCGAAACCACATTGCCCAGGGCCTGGCCTTCACGCAGGATTTGGCCCTGGAACTGGTTGAAGCGCTGCAATTCGCGAGTGGCCGGGGTGTCATCCAGCGTGTCGGTGAGCCGCACCTCGCCCTGGGCGATCAGGCCGACCGTGGCGTTCGCGGCTCCCGAGCGGGCAAAGCCCACCTGCAGACTGTTGACCATGACACCGGAAGCCACGAACCAGGCCGGGATGTCCGGCAGTCCGGTTTCCAGGGTGAGGCTGGGCAGGCTCGGCTTGCCGGAAGCAAAAGTGTGGGTGACCACGCCCGAGCCCACCGAGGTGGGCTCGCCCAACAAGGCTTTGAGCCACATACCGATGTGCCGAACGTCCAGCGGCACGACCATGTCGCCCTCGACCTTGATCACATCGCGGATCGGCGCACTCGGATCGCGTCCCAGACCGATCAGGTCGTTGGCGATCAGCCCCTGTTCGGAGCCGAGAGAGGTGGAGACAAAGGGCAACTGCCAGTAGCCATCTACCGGGGTGCTGCCATAGGTGGATTCGAACGCGGCCAAGAGGCTGGCGTTTGCGCCGTAGGCACGGGCCATAGGTTTTTCTCCTTGGGAAGTGGGTTCAGTTCAGTGGCCCGGCACTGCTGTAGTGCAGGACCACGGGCAGTAGGCAGGCCTTGATGCCGCTCGTGCCCTCGGGGGCCAGTTCATCGAACTTCGGTTGACCGATTTCGGCGTACTCGACGACACCGGCGAGCGTCCGGTCGGCTTCGATCAGGGAAGCCAACTCGGTGAGCAGCCCATCCATGCGTGAATCGCGCGTACTGGCATCCGGATCAGCCACAAACAGTTCGATGGCCACCTGGTGCTGCCAGTGGTAGGTCAGTGGCGAAAGGGATACTTCAGGTTCGCCCATCTCGCCGTCGCGCAGGATCGCCATGGCGTGGTCCGCGATACGCTCAGGCAAGGCGGCGTTGCGCTTGACCGTTGTTCCCAAGGACAACTGGCCGAGCACGGCGAACAAAGCACCGATGGCGTTTTCTCTTTGGCTCATGACGTTGCCCCTTTGCGGTCGGCTTCATCGAAACGGTTGGCAATGCGCTGGGCCAGCGTGCTGATCCAGCGACGCGCGCTGCGGTCGATGTCGAATTTCTTCTTCAGGGTCACTTGGGGCACCAGCAGGAACATCGGCACCGTGACCAGTCCTCGGCCGGATGCCTGGGCCTTTTGTGAAGCGACCGAGAAACCACCGCGTTGGCCTTGGCGGGCGCGCTGGTTTTCTGCGACGAGCAGCGACGGTTTGCCTCGACGGTAGATGAAGCGCAGGCGCTGGCCCCGGAGCTTTTCCCAAAGGCCGGGGGTCATGCGTTTGCCGCGTGGGCCCTTGCCGGCGGCCGGCAAGGGAATCGCCAGCCAGAAGCCGTCTTTAGAACGAATCGTCGCGCCCTGGTCATGCGCACCGACGATGACGGGTGCGCGGCTGTAGACCAGGCCTGCCGCCTTGATGCTCAGTTTGCCTTTGGGGTAAACCTCGCCGCGCCAGGTATTGGCCAAGCGCTGGCCCAAGCCTGCACCGGTGATCTGGCTACGCAGCTCGATCTTGAGGCCATCGGTGGCTTCACGAATCGAGTGCGTCACCGCCTGCTCGGCAATTCGCACTTCATCGGCGAGTATCTGGTCTAAGTCGCCAGACAGGGCAGCTTGCAATCTCATACCGGCGCTCCAGTCAGCGTCCAGATCAGCCGGTCGCGATCAACCATCGGCTCGCCCACCACCTGGTAGGTTTGGCCATCAAGAGTGAAACGATCCCCCGCCAGCGGGGTGGGCACATCCCTTGAAAGGACGTCGAAACGATTCGTAGCCACCACCAACCGGGTGTCACCGAAGGACTCAACAACATCCGGTGTCTTGGCAATGAAACGTGTCACGACCTCCGCCCCATCGGCACGCCGGTAGGAGCCAGGCGTGCCTAGGTGCAGGAAGGTGCTGACCAGCAGGCGCGCGAATGGCTTGACGGGGTTGGTCATCACGCCATGGTCAGCTTGACCAGCACACCCGGGCGGTGGCACATCGGCAGTGGGTTGCTCTGCGTGTGCAGATCCGTGCCCCGGTCGAACTTTCGTGGCTCCTGCTTGGCGTAGATGGCCTGACCCAGCGTATTGACCGTCTCGTTGAAATCGGCCGGGGCGAAATAGGTGGCAAAGGTGTCGACCGTGCCCAGCGGGAAGGCGTGCGCTTCGCCCTCGGCAATGAAGTCACGCGTCTGAGCGGTGCCTGCCCCGTCGAGATAGCTTGCTTTGCCCAGATATTCCTCGAAGACGATGCCGCCAAACGCAAAGCCATTGCGCACGTCGTCACGCAACATAGCGCCTTGGGCATAGTTCTCATAGGCCTTCTCGACCTTGGCGTGGCCGGTGAGCTTGGCAAAGAAACTGGGCGAGCACAGCACGCGCACGCCGGTCATGAATTCCCCGCGCAGGTTCTCGGTGATGCCGCGCACCACATCCGCACACTTGTTGCGCACATTGGTGGTGTCCGCATTGAGCTGGAAATTGACCGTACTCGGGTTGAGTTTGAAGACCTCGAACAGGTCATGCAGCACGCTGCCATCGGCATCGAGGATGACGCCTTTCAAGGCACCCATGCGCAGGTGCTCCAAGGTGATGGCGTGCTTGTTGCGCATGGACTCCAAGTGCTGGGCCAGCACCTGCGCCACGGTGTCCATCTCGGTCTCAGAGCCGAAGGCGCGCACGCCCTGCACTTCTTCCGGCAGGACCACGTCTTCCAACGGAATGTGCGGAATCACGAAGGAATGCAACTGGCGCTTGTCGTGCTTGTTCTGCGTGGCGGCACTGCCCACCGGCAGGCTGGGCAGGAGATTCAGCGTTCCATTGCGCGACTCGATGACCACCGAGCGGGTACGTACCGGCTTGGCCGGGAACAGATTGAGTTCCTCCAGTCGGCCATAGCGGTTGGGAATGAGGTTGATGGCGGCGGTGAGGCTGGCCATCGAGAACCCGGGATTCTGGAAAGGGTTTTGCATGAGAGGGCTCCAATAAAAGGAACGGCCCGCGGGGTGACCAGCGGGCCGATGGGATGACGGGAAGGAATTGGTGAGGTAGCCGGGTGTCAGGCAGCGTCGCGAACCAGAATGCCCAGATCACGCAGTTGCGCGATGGCAGCAGCCTTCTGTTCGGCGGTAATGGTTTCTGGCCAGATCAGGGCATCGCGCAAGACGATGGCGTGACGGACCACCACCAAGGCATCCAGATTGTCGGCACTGGTGGCATCGCAGTCGTTGAGAAGGACGCCCGATGCCTGGTTGAGTGAACCGGTGTCGGCTGGATCGAGCGGGGCAATCTTGCCGGTCGCCGTATCGGTGGCGATGACGGTACCCAGCGTCAGGTTGTGGCCTGCGGCGAGGGTGACGCGTTCGCGGGAATAGCGGCTTTCGGCTTCGAAGCGCAGCAGGTCGGCCAAGTCGTTCGGTTGAGTGATGACGGACATGTAGGAGTTCCTTTCTTAAGCGGTGCCGGTGAGTTTTTTGACGGCAGCGACGATGGGCGAAGTCTCGGTATGCGACGGCGTCGCCGTGCCGGCATCGACGGTGATGGTCGATCGGATGGCCGTTGCTTCGGTCTGGGCTGCACGTGCATCGATCAACGCGCGGCGTACCTCGGCTTCGTTCTTGCCAGCCGCGATGAATTGAGCCGCACGGTCGGGACAACCGGCCAGCATGCACACTTCGGCAATGGCCTGCGCGCTTTGGGTCACTTCACGGCGGGCCTGTGCAACCAGAACAGCGGCTTCGTCGACGCCGATGGTTTCGGACAAGGTTTCTTCGGGGGTGTCTTGTGGGTCAGACATGAGTAACTCCTGTGGAGGATGTGCCGCCTCAGCACGGATGACGCCCCGCACCTGAGACGGCGAATGGGTAAGGGCGTTTTTTGGGGCGTTGATGAATCGATGGAATTCGGCCAGCGTGGACTCCAGCGTTTGGACACCATCGGCCAGACCTTGCGCCACGGCATTACCGCCGAAATACAAGCCGGCCTCGGTGGCGCGAACCGCATCAAGCTTCAGGCCACGCATGGCTGCGACGTGTTCGGTAAAGATCGCGTAGAGTCGATCGACTTCGCTTTGCAGCTCAGTCTTGGCGCTGTCCGACAAAGGCTCGTGTGGCGAGTAGTCGTTCTTATGGGCGCCCGCCGTGATTGCTGTGTAGCGATACCCGTCATTGGCATCTTTGATCGATTGATCCACATGCAGTGCGATGACGCCAATGGAGCCGACACCCCCCGTTTCGGTGACGAACAGGCGCTGGGCGCTGGCCGCGATCGCGTAAGCCGCCGAGTACGCCGCGTCGTTGGCCACGGCCCAGACCGGTTTGATAGCCGCCACTTCACGCACGCGGCGCGCCAACTCGAAACTGCCTGAAGCTTCTCCACCAGGAGAATCGATGTCCAGCAGGATGCCGCTGACCTGCGGGTCGGCCAGGGCGGAGTCCAGCATGGCCGCGATCTCGCCATAGGAGGTCAGGCCCGACGCAGCCTCAAGACCGAGCGAGCGTTTGACGAGCGTGCCGTGAATCGGGATGACCGCGATACCGGCAGGCGTTGCTGTTGCAGGTTTCGGCGGGGGTAGAGCCAGGTCAACGGCCGGCACAGCCAACCCCAGGCGTTCGCCCATCACCGCCAGAATGACATCAAGTTTGGCCCGATGAACGAGCAAGGGCGTCCCGAACAAGCGGGAAGCAAGGTGAGGCAGCATGAACTACTCCAGAGGGGGTTCGGTTGAAAGGTCGGTCGCAGTGTCTGCACCGGCCGACGGTGGCGGGGTGGAAGCGGGCATGGGTTGGTCGTAGCGGGGGTCCGAATCGAAGACCAATCCCAGGTCATCGGCCCGGGCGTTGTCCGCCGCGATCTCGCGGTCCACGTCCTCAGCGTCGTAGCCGTTGCCCGAGATCGCTTCCGAGCGACTCATGAGGCCCGCGCGAATGGCGAGCTTCATGGCGTTGTATTCCTTTTGCGGATCCACCCACTTCCAACCCTGGGGGATCCACTTGGCCGCCTGGTACTGGCGCTGAGATTGGCGATATCCAGGCAAATTGAGCGTACCTTCGAGCACCGCCTGGTCCATCCAGGCGCGCCAGATCGGCCGGCACAACTGGTGCACGATCACACCATGCTGCAGGGCTTCACAGCGGCGACGAAACTCCAGCAGACCCGCCCGGATCGAGGAGTAATTCACTTGCGTGAGGTCACCCGTGAGCATCTCGTAGGTGATGCCCATGGCAGCGGCCACCGCGCGGAACTGCTGGCGCATGAATTCCGCATACGACGATCCCACATCGGCAGGCGCTGAGAACTTGATGTCCTCGCCCGGCTCAAGGATTTGCAAAGTGCCGGGCTCCATGCCCGCGAGCGCCACCCCGTTGCCATCGGCCGCCGACTCACCCATCAGGTTGTCTTCCGGGGCCATGCGGGTGATGAAGCCGGCGAACATCGCAGCGGTTTTCTTGCGGACCAGCTCTGCATCGTCGTACTGGTCCAGCTCGTTGAGCTTCACGAGCGCACGGGTCAACCACGGCTCGCCCCGGATCTGGCCGGGACGAAGCGGACGGAACAGGTGGATCACTTCACTGGCATCCACCCGCACCGTGTCCATGCCACCGCCGCCGGCACTGCTGGACATCGGGGCCAGCAGTCCATCGTTGGGGTGCGAGCGATACAGGTGGTAGGCCACCCGGCGCCCCAGACGGTCGAACTCGATGCCAGCGCGAATGACGTTGCCACCCGGCAAATCCCGGTTCATGGTGGTTGGCAGGTGCTCGGCTTCCAGCACCTGGATCTGCAGCCCCACCGGCAGACCATCTTCGGTGCGGCGGTAACGCAGTCGGATCAGTGCCTCGCCGCCTTCGAGCATCGCGCGGGTGGCCAGGGCCTGCAGGCCGTAGAAGTCGGTCAGCCCTGCCGCATCGGCCTGTTCGCACCAGTCCCACCACAGGCTGTGGATGGCTTCGCGGTTGGTCTGGTCCTGGACCATGCTCTGCGGCTTGATGCCCGTGCCGATGGCGTTGGCCACAAAGGCTTCGATGCCAGCGGCGGCCCAGGCGTTGCGTCTCACCAGATCACGACTCTTCGCTCGAAGTTCATCTTGGGCCAGCGACAGGGCTGCCACCGCACCGGTATTGCTGGGCATCCAGGCCAAGGCACGGCGACCACCGCCGGTGCCGTCATAGACCGGCGTGCCGCCGAACATGCGGCGGCTGATCCGGGACATGGTTTTGAGCCAGGTCATCAGAGTGCCTTGCTCGTGGTCACCCGAATCTGGCGCGATTTGGGTGCGCCGGATTCACGAGCGATAGTAGCTTCGACTTCGGCGATCGCAGCTTTCAAATCGACCACGCTGCGGTACTCGATGCTTTTGCCCTCGTAGGTCACGCGGTGTTCGCCGCTGGCCAGAGCTTCGCGCAGGGCCTGCAGGTGTTCTGATGTGTAGGTCGTGTTCACGTCATCCTCAATTCATCCATTTGCTGCGCACCACCCGACGCGGATTCGGTGTGGCAGCGCCAGAAGTAGAGAGGCCACCGTCGAATCGCTGTTCTTGGGTGGCCTCAGGGGTGTCAGTGGGTATGGCGGTGGCGGGAGGGCCAACGCCGAGTTGCTTTTCCAGTTCGATCCAGTGCCGGTCTTCGAACCGGTCCAGGCCTGCCGCCGCTGCGGCCGCTCGGGCGTAGACGTAGCAGTCCAGCGCCTCATTGCGCTCGCGCATCTTTTGCCACTCGCGGTGGGCAAAACCGTTGCGGTCACGCCGGGTGATCAGCTGCTCGGCACAGAGCTGCTGCAGGTACTCGGCATCGACCTTGGGCAGGTGCACGAATCCGGCCGGGTAGATCGGCGTGACACCGTCTTCGGCCACCTCGGCGCTCTTGCGCAGATTGTTGTAGAACTCGAGTTTGGCGATGCCGCCAGCCACCGGGAACACCTTGATGCCCCGGCGCAGCTTCTTGCCGCTAGCGGTGGCGTCCACCGCTGTGGGCGTGCCGATCAGCGCAGCGCCCCCGGCAATGCCCTTGATCGGCATGAGCCGCGCATCGCGCACCCCTCGCACGAAAGCATAAGCCTCCTGGGTGGCGTAGCCGGTATCCAACGCCAGTCGCGCCAGGCTCAGCTGGCAACCGCTGCTGTGGGTCCAGGTCTCGCCCATGAGCTTGGCGAGAGCCGACCAAACCTCGGTACGAGCCGTGTCGCCCATCAAGATCCGGTGCTCCACCAGCCACGCCGCCTTGCCCCGCCCGAAGGCCCAGACCGAGACTTCGATGCGGTCCTTCTGCACGTCGGCACCGGCAGTGAGCAGCAAGCCGCCCGCGGGCACGGTGCCGATGCGGTAGTCCTCCCTGCGCTCCAGCAGACGCTGCCAGTCCGGCGCTTCACCCTCTTCGACCCAGGTCTCACCCAGTTCGGTGTTTTTGAAGGTCTTGATGGCCGACGCCGACCGACTGTCTGACATCGCAGCCGATTCCCAGGCCCGCGCGATCTCGATCCAGCTGCGCCAGCCGACCGGGCTGTAGAGACTGGAGAGGTGGAACCCAGCGGTGCGCCCGGCATGTTCAGGTGCGCATGCTTGCCACTGGCCGTTTTCCAGCATCCAGGTCTTGTGGTGCTCGGCAATCGGTTCCCCACAGCCTTCGCAGATGTAGGCTGCTGTTTCCGGCTGGCCCCGCTCCCAGCGCAGTTGCTCAAACCGCAGCCACTGGCGGTGGTCGCAATGCGGGCACGGCACGAAGTAGCGGCGCTGGTCCGATGCATCGAACTCGCGCTCCACTGCACTGGCCCCGGCAATCGTGGGTGTCGAGACAATCAGGATCTTGCGCCGCGCAAAGGTGCGGGTGCGCGCCTCGGCCAGCGAGATCGCGTCGCCTTCACCCTCGACGTCCAACGGATAGCCATCCACCTCATCGAGGAACAGGTAACGCACCGGCATGCTTCGGAGACCCACCGCACTGTTGGCGCCGGTCATCACCAGCACGCCACCATGGAACTCTTTGGCCAGGATGGTGTTGCCGGAGTCCCGACTGCGCGCCGGGGCAATGCGCTCCTGGATGGCCGGGCTTTCCTCGATCAGCGCGTCAATGCGCTGCTTGGAGGCCCTCTTGGCCATCTCCACCGTGGGCCACACCGCCATCATCGGGCCCGGGGCGTGGTGGATCACATAACCCACCCAGTTCAGGCCCAGTTCAGTGCCGCCAACCTGCGCGCCTTTCATGAATATCACCCGCTCGATCGGTGACATGGGTGACAGGCAATCCATGATCTCGCGCAGGTAGGGCGTGCGGCTGGTGCGCCATCGGCCAGGTTCGGAGGCGGCCTTGCTGGAGAGCACCCGGTGCTTGTCGGCCCATTCGGAGACGGTCAGCAGCGGATCGGGCGTCAGCCCCTCGCGCCAAGCGCGCTCGATGGCGTCCCAGCCTTCGTAATACAGCTCGTCCATGGTCAATCTACCTTGGCTTGCAAGTCGCCCAGGTCCTGAAGTTGCTGGCGCACAGCAGCATCCAGCGCCACATGCAAGGCATGCGGATCGACACCGAGTCCGGCGGCCATCTGTGACGAAATGCGTGCCGGCCAGTTGAGCCAGGCATCGCGCTCAGCACGGGCCAGCTTGAACACATGGGCCACGGCCTGTGAGCGATCGACCAGTTCGCCCTTCAAGCGGGCCAGGCGCACCTTGTTGGTCTGCGCCTTGACCACCTCGTTGACCGTACGCGCCTGAAGCAGCGAAGTGCCACCCGATGACAACGCCGGGGTGGGCGGCTCTGGCGCGTCACGCAGAACCTTTGCGGAAGCCTGCGGAATCTCGCGGGCAGATACGGAAACCTGCGGAGTCTCCCTGGCCTCAGAAGTCACCGACCGCCGGGTCGGTGTGGTGTTGGCTGCCCACTGGGCATCGGCTACCACCGGATCGATGGTGCCGTCCGGCAACTGGCTGATGCGCCTGGTATCGATGGCCTTCTTGACGGCCACGTGCGACACGCCGCGATGGCGCGCGTAGGCGCGAATGGACAGTCCCATGGTGTTGATCTACTCAGTGCAAGTGGGTGGCCTCCTGGAGGTATGGGTCAGGCAAAGGCGAGTGAATCACCCGGGATTAAAAAGCGCTTGGCTTCTGGGGCGCACAGCGCGTGAATGCGGATGTCGATTGACAAGCAACCCACCAAGGAGCCCCACATGGCCAAACCCAAGCAACCCACCGCACTCTCCCCTGACGAGATCGAGCTCTTGCTCGAATCGATTGCCCTGGACCACCTGTTCATCGAAACGCTGGTGACCCAGCACAGTGACCGCCTGGACTTCCACGACGTGAGCGTCTGGGGTGTCAAAAGCGCCTTGCAAGCTGCGTTTGATGCCGGGCTGCGTGCGGCAGGTGGCGCGCCGAAGCAGGCCGTGCACCACACGGGCAAGGCCCATCCCGGCAACGGCAGCACCGCCGTCCTGCAAGCGTGAGGGCGCCATGACCACCGCACTCAACCCCAACCAGCAGGCCATCCTGGAGCACGCCGTTCAAGACAGCGGTGGCAAGATCGCCTGGTTCCCCGAGCACATCAAGGGCGGCGCTCGCGCCAAAGTGCTCGAAGGCTTGTTCAAACGCGCCCTGATCACGCCCGACGGCGATGACTGGGTGGTGGCCGCCGAGGGTTATGACGCCCTGGGCCTGCCCCGACCGGGCGCCTTGCCACCGACCATCACGCTGGACGATCCGGAGCTGGAGGCCGATGTCGCCAGTGCCGAGGCCAGTTGGCAGCAGCCCGCCAAGGGCAAGCCGGTTCGCACCCGCGCCGACAGCAAACAGGCCCTGGTTATTGGCTTACTGGAGCGTCCCGAGGGCGCCACCATCGCGCAGATCATGGAGGCCACGGGCTGGCAACAGCACACCGTGCGCGGCACATTGGCCGGCACGCTCAAGAAACGCCTGGGGCTGACCATCACATCAGCCAAGGAGGCAGGTGGTCAGCGGGTGTACCGCATCGAGTCGACGGCCCCTGTAAATGCCACCGCCACCACCACTGAATCGGAGGCCGCATGAACTCCCGTCCCAACTTTGCGCGCTTCGATGAACTGGGACAGCGCCTGGCCGACCAGGCGTTTCGCACCCTGATCAGCCTGTGCCCCGAAATCCGTAGCGCCAGCCCGGCGCGCCAGGAGGCGGTGTGCGCCGCGATGCGCGCCAAGGTGGCACCAAGCATCGACCGCCTGCTCGAAGACGCCCGGCTCGCGCCGTGTTTGGCCGAAGCGGCGTTTCACAACGCCGTGCTCACCCTGGCGTTGGCGGGCGTCGAAGCCTTGCAGGCCAAGGCCGTGAGCCCCAAGTACCGATCCACCAACCAAGACTCAAATCAATCCAGAAAGGCCCGTCATGCCCAGCATGTCCATCACCATTGAACGCACCCCCTTGACCCTCCAGTGGGAGGGCCAAGAGATTCAGGTCGAGCAGCTCGGGATCCGACTGCCCTTTGCACGCAAGCCCGACAACCTCCAGGACATGAGCGCCAGCGGCGACTACATCGTCTACATCACCGAGACCCGGGCCATGACGCCCGAGGAGTTCGATGGCTTTGCCGCCAACCTGCTGGTCTCGCGCGACTGGCTGGCGGGCAAAGGCGGGTACGTGGGCAATGGACGCCTGTGCGTGGAAGTTCACGCTCCCGGACGCCCGTACCTCTATGTCGATCCGTCTGGCGGCGATTACGCCCGCTACGCGGCCCGTCTGGGCTAGTGGCTGTGACGCCACGCTGTTCATCTTCTTCCATCAAAGCCTTGGCTTTGCATCGCAGCAGCGCGTCAATG